CCCGTGTCAACACCACCTTTCACAGCTTCGAAGACGGGTCCGGAGAAGTTGGCGTAATACTCAGACAACTCCGCGCCTTCAGGATTGCGGCGGGGCGCAAGAATCCTGTTTGTGACAGCACACCGTTCAGCCGCTTGAGTCGTAGCGAGAACTGTGGGCATGGCACCATCTAATACGACGCCTGAAACTAGGGAACGCTTGGGCTCGAACTCGCGCTCACGAGTCGGACCCTGCGTCATAGCACCCTGAAGAATCGGCGCGTCGGGTTTCGTATACCTACTGCCTGGGATGGGCAGATTTCTGGTCAGCGTGAAGCCGTTACCAAGCAACGGGGCACGAGGGCCCTCGTCGTCGCCGATATTGGCAACCCAGCCGGCTTCGGTATAAGCCCGCCAGGACTGGTGCACCCGCAAGGTGCATCTGACACAGAAACAGGTGCAGAGGAGAAGAAAGGGAACGGCAAGGCCGAGGACTACCTGTAGGGTCACATCATCATAACCCAATTCCAAGTAAGTAACCTCGAAACCGACGTATGCTAAAACGACAATCGTAAAGCCCAACGCCAAGTAACCCCACCACACAACCGCAATCTTTCCAAACGCAAGGAGAGTCCTGTGAGCGTCGAACACCCAGCCAAAACGCGTCGTGGTGGTTTGTAACAAGTCGACTTCATAGCGTACATTAACGCAGAAGCCAAGAATCACCGTTGCCGCTAAAGTCCTGGCCAAAAGGGCCGGAGGAATACGGGAACGGGCCCACCGGTTCTTTAGGTTGTGCATAACTTCCTGTAAAAGAACTGGTGACCTATCTCTTATCACCACAGACGCGGCCACTAAGCACACACCGTTGATTGGAATCGTAACGGTATGGCTCTCCCCTTTGAAGAGGAAATCGGTATAAAGGAAGGGACCGATTTTGTGAACCCGCTGAACATCAAACGTAACTTGGGTAAACCTGGCATTGTCCGGAATGGCGTTACGAACGCCAGAACTGAACTGTACGGGGCCGGATTTATGAGGATCCGACTCCACCTGGTCCCAAAG